TGTCTCATTGTTAGAAGTAAACGTATACGTAATCTATCTGCGCCAGGCGATGATCTATTAGGTGTAGCAGATTGGTTATCATACAAGGCATCTGTATCAGATACTGTTACGATATCTTGAATTACTTTAAAACCATAGTCACAAGTTACATTAGAAGTGTATTTAGATAAGAATAGTTGTTGTGCAGGTACGAACACGAAGTGTCCACCTACAAAGAAATCTGTTTTAGAAGTTTGTAATAAAGAACCTTGACCAATAGCAGGGTTTACACTAGTATTGATTGTCTGTACGGTTAAGTTAATATTAGAACCGTTAGATAAGACTTCACCTAAAGTTACTCTAAGTTGTGCTGTTGCAGTAACGCCAGGAGAGACAGTATTAGGGTTGTCCTTATATTCGACATATAAAGTATCTGGATCTCCGTTAACTCCTGCAACTGCTTCTACTACTTTTACTTTGAGACTAGATGTTGCACCAGTAAGGACTACTCCTTTGAGAGCAGAGACATTATCAAAAGAGTTGTTTGCGTCATTAGAAATCTTAATAAAATCAAGAGCAGTGACATTACTACCACCGGCAGATACTTCTACACCATCTTTTTGAAGAACATAAGTACCAAATCGATTAATCTCATTTTGGAGAAGAGTCTGCATTTGTGTAAGTTCACGTGCCTGTAGAGCACGACCAGCGTTAAACAAGATGCGATGATAATTATCACTATCCTTGTAATCGTCCTTATATGTGGAACGTAATGATTGTTCAGTTAAAGTAGTTGCCATTTCTTATTTCCTAGATAGTTATTACTATTTTCAAGTCTTCTGTTTGGTCTGTGGATCGTGTCACTGCCGAACGGTTATCTATATATAGCAGATCCCCTGTAAACGGATTGAACTCACCATCTGTTATAGACTGAATAGTTCCATTAATAGACGCATTACCAACTACTGAAATAGACTCTCCGACTGCGAAAGGTGTAAATCCTGTAGTTTCATTCTGGTGATACCAAACACTAGAAGAATCATTAGTATCATCAATGATACCTTGTGCACCACTGGTGCCTCCTAGTATTGTAGATTTTTGTACATTTGACTTGACAAAACTGTTTCCATCTGTTATAATCTTATCAACGGCACGAGCAGTGGTAGTAGACAACAATGTACCAGCTGCACTATCTACACGTGGGTTACGTAACAATACTACTTGACGGAAAATCTCGTCACCTGTAATAAAGTCCCCACCCTCTATACCGTCTGGTTTAGAGTTGAACATCATACCAGTTGCTTTTAAATCAACAACTGGATCTGAACCTATGCCATTAGGTTGACCAAATATTGGACGAACCGTTGCAGTAGTAGAAGCAGTCGCACCACCCCCAGTAAGAACTACGTTAGCATAATCATATCCTGTACCAAAGTATGAAGAACCACTGTTACCTGCACTATCTGCTTTTACTTTGATGTCAATGATAGTTTCACCTGCACGTACAGCATATGCTGTAGCACCAGTACCATTTCCTACAATTGATACTGTCGGTGCTGAAGTATAACCGGATCCTGTATTTGTAACTTTATATCCAACAATCTGACCTTTCACTGCATTGTTCTGTACGATCTCTTGTTGTAGATCTTCTGCCGGTGAATCTGAGTCAGTTCCTGTAACGAATCTTACTGGCATAAACGCAGACGATAGGAACTTATCGGCACGTAACGCACCAATAGAATATAAAAACTTCCAAGTGTAACCATCCGAAGTACGGAATGGTGTACCCTCAGTATTACCTGTAGGTTGAATAGTAGATAGGTTAGTATTACCATCCTGCTTCTTACCTTGCTCTAAACAAATATAAATTTCGTTGTTAGAGTTAAGAGCATAGAATGGGTTCTCTGGGAATCCAACATCGGCATCATCGTATGCATCATAGATTAAGTTAGCAACCCAAGTTCTACGTGGTATCACATATGTTGCATCTTGAATAAGTTTAAGTGATTGAATACCACCACGTGTGAGTCGAGCATCTCGCAAACTATTAAGGGGCACAGTAGGAACATCCGAATCATTCCAATCTTCAGATCGACCTATAGAGGCATAATATCGCACATTATCAGAATCCTTGAAGTCTAGTAATAGATCGTCAAGAACTTGTTTTTTAAATTTATCGGTAATTACTGGCATTTTGTGTTCCTATATTATGCTAGGGTTGCTCCACCCTGTAAGTTTGTTACTATCCAAGTGTTAGTGAACCACATTAAAGTGACACTTCCGTTCTGTGGAATGGTTAGTGTGTTACCACCGGCAATATTACTATTGTCGTTGATTGTTTGTATACCCGCACCACTTGATACAAGGTATTTAACTATTCCGTTTGTACCTGCTACGGCACTACCCATAGTGTGTGTTCCAGTAGATCCAGAAGTAAATAGAGTTATTGGATCATTCGCATTGACTGTACCACCAGTAGAAGATATCCCCTGTGTCTTATGTAGGACTCTGCTATTTAATGCAATAGCACCATTCCCCTTTGCATCAAGTGCAAGGTTTACATTGTTGTCATCACCTAAAGCACTGATCTTCGGATCACCATTGTTGGCACTGTTAGTTATTTGAATATGATTGACTGCTGAAGAAGTTGTTACAAATGATAATAATTCGTTACCACTAGCATCATCAATAGCACCTACAATCTTTGGATCATTTAAAAGTGATGTGTTGATTGTTTTGCTAGACATTGTTTGTGTACAAGCATTAAACGTTAATTCATCATTTGTTGTTAATACAGGTAGAGTCACAGTACGGTCAGCAGATAATTCACTTACTGCAAATACGTATTGATGATTTGCACTTGTGTCGTTGATCTGCGGTGTAGTTAACACTGGACTAGTCAGAGTCTTGTTTGTAAGAGTCTGCGTGTTAGTGTCCATAGTAAGGATACCAGTATGATCCGGAATCTGTGCTGTGTTAGTCCCAGTTGGGTTTACTACACGAAGTGCTGTTTTATGAACATTAGCAGTTGTTCCATCGAATATAATACCCGAAGAATCAAAGTCGATCAGTGCCATCAAAGATGCACCGTCACCCAGTTTGTTATATATTTCAGAGAAATTCTGTCCTATTTTTAAACCGGCAGTACGGAGTGTATCTCCTGTACCATCGTTTGCTACGGTTCCTCTGTTTAATACTTGTAATGTCATGTTATCTACCTAAAGATTAGTACTTCTATTTATACTAGAAGTTACGATTAATTGCTTCTCTTAGAGAAATTTCACTGTCAGAATCTCCAACAGGTGTATTGAATGTGCTGTGATCTGAATCTATTCTAGATACTGCGGGATTCCAAGTAAATATCTCTTGGTCGATTGTCTCTGAACTAGAGAAATCAAATCCTGCAAACTGTGTAGATCCATCACTGTCATCATCGAATGTCGGTGAATCTGGTGTGAGGTACTCACCAAGACTTGAGTACATTCTATCGAGATTATCAATAGTTAAGTTCTCAAGATCATTAAGGTCATTACCTCTTGGAATACCCAATGATAGTTGTGCCGAGTCTTGTGCAAACCCAGAACTACTACCCATCCTCATTCTAAATGTTCTTCTTGGTTCACTCACAGGATCTATAGGATTATTGACATTGAACAATGCAGTATGTTGTTCATATGCTCTTTCATCAAAGTCTGCTTGACCTTCCAATACAATTGGTGGTTTGATTGCTTCGCCTGGATCGTACTGTGATGGGTCAAGTTTACCTTCTCCTACTATCTGTGTGAGACCACCAAGATACATACCTGCGGGATGCACCAATAGTTTGTATGCATCTTTCCACTGTGCCAATGACAATTCTGATCGGATCTGCAATGCAAATGTCTGATACAGTTTATTATCGGTTAAATATCTAGCACTCTCTGAACCTATCTTAGATTCATTTAAATTAAATATATACTGTTTGGTATATACCACATCTGGTTCAATACCAAAGAATGTTTTAAAGAACTGTCTTATAGAGTATTTAGTACCTTTACTACGATACAAATAACTGGAGTACTTTACTGCGGTTCTCTTATCGATAAACCCTTGAAAGTAATTCTGCCCCAATAAATACTCATCCTCAAAGTATTCTAATAGTGCAAGATCAGTCTGTGATACGTCTCTTGTTTCGAAAACATTATCGATGAACCTAGTTAGAGACTTGTTATCATTCTCGAAGTCATAATATTTCTTTAGAAACGTTACGAACTTAGGATAGTCTGATAAAAAGTGACTAGGCAAAACGGAATCAACTTGCGGTTCACGCAGATTGATTGCTCGTCTATTAGTATCCTTTAATGTTTTATCAAAAACAGTATGTTCCATAAATTACTCTTAATTAGATGCTGTGGTACGAATACCTTTAGCACTTAGTCTTGTGGTATCATGTTTGAGAATATATTCTCTTGACGGCACAATAGCAGATGGGTTAGCAGGTGATACTGATAGTTTAATTTGATCTCCAGTATCAGATTTAAATCCTACTAGATTGACAATACCTGCACCGGCATCATATGAACCTACGTTATCTACTTTAACATCTCCACTAGCAGTGTCTACTACTTGTAGTCTCCTACCATTTCTAGTATCAGTTTTTAACTCGTTTTGAATACGACAGTTTAATATCTGACCACCAAATGTTCTTTTAAATATAGATGATTGTACCACTAAGTTAAGATCATCTGGAACCTGTATCGGTGCGGGGTAAGAGAAATAGAAATCCTGTTCAACACCCGAAGATGGATTAATCCTTTGTTGCATTTTAGTCTCAATACGAGATGATAAAATCGCAG